ACTTGTGTTTATTGTTACACTAGCCGTTGATCCCCCATCACCCTCAGTCACGGTCGCAACAACTGTGTGACTGTATCCAGTACCACTGAGTGAAAAGAGACTTGCTGTTTCTAAGACTACAGAGTCGCCCTCGCTTGCTGTCACAGACGATCCTGTTGTTCCAGTAGTAACGTTATTAATTTGATAAAGACCTGCATTCGCACCACTTAAAGATAGAGTTAGTGTTGCCCCACTCCCTCCAGAAGCTGCAGTTAAAGTGCACACGTCTGTACCTGCTGCTGCATCGTTTGCAGGTGAGGTAATTGCCCCATTAGATAATGTTGCTGCCGCTGCCGCAGCTTGCGAAGTGTTAATCGTAACACTAGCCGTTGTACTTGCACCACTCTCAGTGTTGGTTATCGTGACACTGTGATTATATCCGGTGGCACCGAGATTAAAGGTCAATGCAGTTTCAAGAACAATTGTGTCACCAAAGTCTGCACTAACTGTGCTACCTGTGACCCCATCCGTAACATTGTTTATTTGATATAAACCTGCATCACTGCCACTAAGAGCTAGTGAGTAAGTAGATCCCGGTGCTCCCCCTGAAGGAGTTAAAGTGCACACGTCTGTAAAAGCTGCCGCATTATACGCCGGGCTTGTAATCGCGCCGTTAGCTAGTCCAGCCGCCGCCGGTATATAAGTTCCACTTGTATTTATTGTTACACTATCAGTTAGATTAAAAGTTGTTCCGGTAGCTGTGACTGTAAATGTATGACTATAAGATGCCCCACTAAAATCACCGTGAGCATGTATTTGATAGGTTCTCCCATCAACATATGTAATTGTTCCCTGTGTGTGCGTGCCAGTCTCAACTTCGTGTATGTGATAGTTACTAGCATCAGCACCGGATATTGATAAAACTACTGGTCCAGGTGTATTGTCTACTATGGTAAGGGTCGTTACCACAGTATGTTGAGATATTGGATTAGATGGGTTGGGGCTTGTAATAGCTCCCGCCGATATAGATACCGTCCCAACTATGTCGTCCGTGTAAGACCAATCGGCTACCGATGCATGTACACTTTTAACAACTTTAACTGAGTTCTCTGTGACATATGAAAAAAGTAGTTTTAAACATTTTGTTCCATTACCTAATGATGGGTGCTGGTAATAGACGCACTCCTCATGTTCATCATCGTAAGTTTCAACAAACTTAAGTTGTAACATGTTATCGCTAAATGCACTAAGCCAGAGATTAATATCTGTGCTAGATCCGAGTGCTGTAATCTCTGTACTACTGTAAAAAGTATGATCTAAGTTTATGGCCCTACCAGATGAATCGCCTAATTTGTTTCTCCAAGTAGCCCCATCATAAACTTGCTGCTGACTAGAGCCTCCGCCTCCACCTCCACCGATACCAGCATTGTCTGCCTCAATGGAGACTTTAACGTTTCCATTGTTATCAAACTTCCTTGCTTCTTTATCGAGTCGGGTAAAGCTCATACTATCCCTTTACTTTATCTTTTAGCTCTTCTTCGAGCTGTTTTCTAGTTTGTTCTATTGTTTCACTTCCAATATACCACGCATAGTGATATCCCGCTGCAAAATAGAACTGATACTTGAATCGTCTACCAGTTCTTAATTCATGCTTACGAATCAAAGAGCGAAGTCCCACAGGAGACCTCGCCCTAAGATAATTGTAAGCCTCAACTTCTTGAAGTGAAGCCATTCTTAATCCTTATCTATTAAGATCCAGAACCATTATAAAGAACACCACGCTTACCAGAGTCTAAAACTGAAACCCCATATAAAGCGCTAGTCACAAACATATCACCCAGCGACTCAGGCTTTCTTTCAGTTTCTAACTTAGGCTGACTTGAGAAAGAGAAACCTACGTGAGAAGAGTGATAGAAACAAGCGTCCTGTGGATCAAGCTGCGAAGATACTACAACGTTGAATCCTAAAATTTTTCCAATGAAACCATTTCTTAATGCACTACCATCACCGTACTCATTAGCTTTGATGAAGTTAGAGATGTTAAGTAGATCAGCTTCAGAATCTGGAGAGATCAACATAAACAATTTACCATCGTCCATAGGAACGTTCTGATTTCTTAAAAGCTTTCTAGCGTTAGCAATATCAGCAACCGCTAAAGCGTCTCCACCACTGTCAACA